CTTCTTTATTTTGTTCTTGCATTTATTAGTCCTCCTTTAAGTTGCTTGTTCGATTGTTGGAGGTGGTTCTGAACCACCTCGTGTGGTATAATTAACTTGTTGATATTTCCTCGTTGGCTGCTTATTTAGCAGTCTTTTTTTGTGCCCATTATTTTCTAGCGTTTTCAATAATTAAATCACCATTATTTTTAATGTAGTATTCTATAAATAAAGGGCTATCTTGACTTAATTTGTCATTGTATTTATCGATGAATTCTTTCAATGCTTCGGTAAGGTTATAACCTTTAGTTCTTAGGTCATCATCAAATTTCTTTTGCAATACTTTTCTTATCAATCTATCCCCATCAAACCCCTCTATTCTAAATAAGGAATACATCGCTAATGCTGGTTTTGTTCTTTTAGGGGTATCAGTTTCTTTTCTAAATTTCTCGTAATATTTAAGGAAGTTAAGTGTTTCTTCAAAATTAATAAATTCAAAACTTCCTGATTTAATAAGTTTATTAACATCTGTAGCTGTAGTTTGGTTTCTTGCTACTGAAATAACTACTGTAGTACCTGCATACTTTTTATTGAGTAAATTTAATAGCGATACATATTCTTCCGAACCTTGATTCGCATAACTTTCAATATAATTCAACATGTTCCATTTTCTTTGTGTTGTGTTCATTCTTACTATGTCGTGTTCATTTAATCCGGGTTTAATGATATATTCAATCGGTACTCCTGCTTTTTTAGCGTGTTCCAATCTATGCTGTCCGTCGATAACCACCATGTATTCGTTAACGATTATTGGACTTACAAACCCTTCCTTTGCTTGTTCCAACATTTCATCTGTGAAAAGAACATTTCTATTGAATTTAGTGAATTTAAACATTTCTAGATCGTCTGTTTTATATACTTCATTTACTGGTAAGTTCATTGTGTTTTGTTTGATTTCTTGTCCATTGATATCTACTCGTTTCATAATTTATTGCTCCTTTAACTTTTTAATTATTTTTTCTAATTTATTGATTATTTCTTGTTCGTTAAGATTGTTCTTATAATTTTCTATAAATACTTCGGAGGGTTCTAAAATCTTTAATAATATAGAAGTGTAATCTTCATAGTCATCTTCTTTTTTTAATGGCATTTCCTGATTGGATTGATCCATCATTCCTTTGACTTCATTTCTGAAATCGTCTGCTAATTTTTTGTAATATTCTCGTTCACTTTCAAGATGTTCATTCATATTTTTAATGCTTTGATAATCTTCTGGCTCCGTATACTTCTCAATCACTTCGGGTTCTCTATTCTGTTCATCTTCGAGTTTCTTACGTGCAATTTCTTCTGAACGTTGTGCTTGTTCTACTTGAGATTGAAGTTGAGCGTTTTGTTTTTTGCTTTCTTTAATTTGTCGTTTAAGTTGCTCAATTTCTCTTCTAGTCATATCGATAGGTTTTTTTATTTCGCCATTTTCTAATTCTTGAGGTTGCTCTCTGATTTCACTAGGCAAAGTTGCTAATTGATATAAAACAGAAATACCTAAATGATTCCCCGGGGAATCATTTGAAAATTCTTCGCTTACTTTTATGAATTTATTCGCTTGATTCCTAGACATTCCTATTTTTTTGCACCACTCTGACCAATCTCCGTGAACTAAATCTTTTTCTTTAACATGTTTCAATCTTCTTCCAATTTCGAAAATCGATTCTCCTGCACGTTTTTGAAAAAAGTTAATTTCTTGTTCAATTACTGGTAAGTCATTACTAAGTTGTAATTCGTTCAATCGTGCATACTCCTTTCTGCTATACTCCATATATGGAGGTGATTTTATGAAAAATGTTTACGCTTGTCTTTTAGGTGAATGGGTTAATCTTCATGATGATGAGAACTGCGTGATGGGACCTCGTATGACTTCACCGTCAACTTGGTGGGAAGAAAATGCTGAGTTATGGTCTCCGATTCAAAAATCAAAAGCTAATACGATGTACCAACAGGACTATGTCATGATTCATTACAAAGGTAGAGATTACCGAATTCACCCTAGCTTCATTCAAATAGTTAGTTCATAATTTTTTGTTGAGTAATAATCCTTTCGATCGTTTCAACGTCTTGGTCGTCGAGTTGCAGCTCGGCGGCTTTTTTTCTATATTGACTATCAATAATATTATTAATTTCTTGCCACTGACTGGCTGTAAATTTCCTTCTAAATTCTAGAAACTGATTAATTGTGTCTTGCATTTGATTTCCTCCTTTAAGTTGTTTGTCGTTCTTTTTCTTCGACTAAAACGTATTTAAAATACGATTCATCTTTTAAAAAAATAATCTCGTCGATAGAGACTTCTAAAACTTTTGCAATTTTAAATGCGTCTTTAGGTTTGATGATTTCTGGATTATTCTCCCAAATGTTATAAGTTGATGGAGAAATTCCTAATTTATAAGCGAAAGATGATTGAGTGTATCCTTTCCTTTTTCGCCATTCATCTAACTTTAAGCTTTGTTTTATGTGATTCATTTTTTTACCTCCTTGTTAAGCTCTGATTAGAGTATATCGAATTATAAATACGATTGCAAGCATTTTTCGTAATTTATTTTAAAAAATGCGTAATTTTAATTTAACAAATCGTATTTTAGATGTTGCAATTACGATTTTTCATAGTATAATAATAAGTGTCAAAACATCATATATATATAAGGAAGGTAATTAAAATGGCTTTCAAACAATCCATCAAAGAAATTAGACTGAACAACAGATTATCAAAAGTTGAAATGGCAAAAAAATTAGATGTTTCCGAAGGTACTATTAGAATGTGGGAAAATGGCAAAAACGAACCTAGAATGGGTATGATTGAGAAAATTTCTAGTTTGTTTCATGTTTCAAAAGGATATCTATTAGGAGAAATCGAAGAAGCTATAATCCCAGAAATCGATAACGAAATTGATATTCCTTATTATGGTAAAGTTTCTGCTGGTAACTTTGAAGAAATGACGGTTGATAATAAGACTCTCAAAGCACCATCTTTTGTTTTCGGTGGTCGCAAACCTAGCGAATGTATAGCTTTACAAGTTAACGGCGATAGTATGAACAAAATACTTGCTAATGGTTCATATATAATCGTACATGACTATAGAATTAATCAAGATTACAAATTAAACAGCAATGATATTTTAGTTTTACGATTAGGTGGAGAATACACTGTTAAACGTGTAAGACTTACGGAAACTAAATTACATTTAGAACCAGTTAGCTATTTTGATGAATTCAAAACAAATACATACGACATTGAAAATACTGATGAAATAGAAGTTATCGGTAAAGTTATATATAACTATCAAAAGTTTGAATAAAGCGTCCTTTGTGACGTTTTAATATAAATTATATGAATAAAGGAGAAATGTAGAATGAAAAAGGTTTTATTTATTTTATTATCTTGTTTCTTAGTTTTAGGCGCATGTAGTAACAATGATAGCAATTCGAAAAAAACGACTTCCGTTGATGAAAACAAAGTGCAATTCACTAACGATACTTTAGTCCTGGATCAAGCTGTCTTAAAAATAAAAGATACATTTTTAGTTAATGATAAGGATTCGGATAATGGTAAGAAACTATTAGCTTTTAAATACGAAGTTAAAAGCAAAGACGGGAACGAACAAATCACACCAATGAATGTTTGGATAGCGTCGATGGAGACTACACAAGATAGCGAAAATACTGAAAGTAAACTTGAAGTTGGTCCAACGCCTAATACTGGTAAATTCGAAGAATGGGACAAACACAACAATGATGTAATTAAGAAAGGTAAAACTGCTAAAGGTATTATTACTTATGAATTAGAAAATGATAAGCAAGTGACACTTAAAGCTACTAAAGGTACAGAGGGTAAAAAACTGGGTATCAAGAAAATAGATATTAGCAAACTAAAGTCCGTAGATTATTCTGCGGCAGATGATATTATAAACGATTCTGCTAGTAGTTCAAAAGAAGATAGTAAAGATGTTTCGAATAACGAATCAGAAAATACATTTAAAAGCGATATTCCAAAACCACAAGATAATAACGGAAATAATGAAAATCCTCAAATGAAACAAGCACAATCATCAACAAATCAATCTTACGAGAGAAAACAACAAGTAAGTCAATCTCAGACAAACACTAACCAAAGCAATAAACAACAAGATAATGGATATATGACACCTTCACAAATAGATGAATGGAACAAAACAAAACCAACTACTCACGATGAATCACAAATGGAACAAGTACCACAAGACCATTCTGGTGGCCACCCCTCAATTTTCGGAACAGATACGCCACCAAAAAATAATTAAATAAATTTATATGGGTAGCATGTCTACCCATATTAATTTTTTTACTTTTTTAGGGAGGTGATGAATTATGAACGTAGCTATTTACGTTCGTGTCAGGTCAGTACATTAGAACAAAAAGAACATGGCTATTCTATTGAAGAACAAGAAAGGAAGCTCAAATCATTTTGTGAGATAAATGACTGGAGCATTTCAGATGTATTTATAGACGCTGGTTTCTCTGGTGCTAAACGTGAGCGACCAGAATTAAAACGAATGATGAACGATATTAAACGGTTTGATTTAGTCTTAGTTTATAAGTTAGATAGGCTTACACGTAACGTACGTGATCTACTTGATTTGTTAGAGATATTCGAACAGAATAACGTAGCGTTTAGAAGCGCGACTGAAGTTTATGATACTTCTACTGCTATGGGTAGGCTATTTGTTACATTAGTTGGCGCTATGGCAGAGTGGGAAAGAGAAACCATTAGAGAGCGTGTTATGATGGGTAAACGCGCAGCAATTAAACAAGGTATGATACTCACACCACCACCCTTTTATTATGACCGTGTAGATAATACTTACATTCCTAATGATTATAAAAAAGTGGTTTTGTGGGCATACGACGAAGTTTTAAAAGGCGTCAGTTCAAAAGGTATAGCTAGGAAGTTAAACGATTCAGATATACCACCTCCTAATGGCAAAAAGTGGGAAGATAGAACGATAACGAGAGCGCTAAGAAGCCTTATAACAAGAGGTCATTATACTTGGGGAGATGTATTTATAGAAAACTCTCACGAGCCTATTATTACCGAAGAAATGTATCAACAAATAAAAGAAAGGCTAGAAGAACGAATCAACACAAAAATAGTCAGTCACGTATCAGTGTTCAGAGGTAAATTTATTTGCCCGAGATGTGGTGGCACATTAACAATGAACACAGCAACAAGAAAGAGAAAGAAAGGGTATGTTACTTATAAAACATATTATTGCAACACATGTAAGACTAAAAAACAAAGTTTCGGTTTTTCAGAGAATGAAGCATTGAGAGTGTTTCGTGATTACCTATCTAAACTAGACTTAGAAAAATACGAAGTGAAGACAAAACAAAACGATGATGTTGTTACTATTGATATAGATAAAGTCATGGAACAACGTAAAAGGTATCATAAATTATATGCTAAAGGGTTAATGCAAGAAGAAGAATTATTTGAATTGATTAAAGAAACAGACGAAACAATAGCAGAATATGAAAAACAAAAAGAATTAGTGCCAAGTAAAACACTAGATGTAGATAAGATAAAAAAATTCAAAAATGCATTGTTGGAATCATGGGAAATATTCTCGTTGGAAGATAAAGCAGATTTTATTAAAATGGCTATTAAATCTATAGACATAGATTATGTAAAACTTAAGAACAGGCATTCCATTGAAATAAAAGATATAGAATTTTATTAACATATGTACGGAAGTATAGACACTCGATTAATATCGGATGTATACCTACTAAAACATTAATTCATGATGGTATTGAAGGTAATTCATTCAAAGAGTCTATTACTAGAAAAAAAGAAGTCGTACAAGCATTGAATAACAAGAACTATCAAGGCTTAAATTCAAAGAACAATATAGATGTTCTAAATTATAACGCCAAATTTATTTCTAACGAGATAATAGAACTACAGGATAGTAATGGAACAATTCAAGAAACAATTACAGCAGATAAGATAGTAATCAACACTGGTTCACGTGCGAATATCCCAGATATCAAAGGGATAGATACAGCTCAAAATATATATGATTCTACAGGATTACTAAATATTGACTATCAACCTCAAGAACTTGTTATTATTGGTGGCGGTTATATCGCTCTCGAATTCGCTTCAATGTTTGCAAATTTTGGAACACATGTAACAATTCTTGAGCGTGGTGATGCTATCATGACAAATGAAGATCAAGACATTGCAAATCTTATTGTCAAAGATTTACAAGATAAAGGTGTGACTATAAACACTAATACTAGCACTATTGCATTTTCAAACAACAAAGATCAAACTATCATACACACAAATCATGGAGAAATATCAGCTGATACTGTGCTCTTAGCCACAGGTCGTAAGCCAAATACAAATCACTTAGGTCTTGAAAATACAGATGTAAAAATTGGAAAACAAGGTGAAGTGATTGTAAATAAACATTTGCAAAGTACAGTGAAACACATATACGCTGCAGGTGA